TGATACATCAGGAGGTCCAGGAATTGCTTGGATAAATTCTCCCCCAGAACGCTCAAATCTATATCGAGAGGCCACGGGGTCTTTGTAGTTAGGGATATAGAGCATCTGTGCCAGGCGATCGCACTCATAAAGATAATTTTCTCGCCAAACGCGAGTAACTTCCCTTTTATCTTGAATAGAAATTGAACGAGACACGTCACCCAGAATTGTTTCCTGGCGGCTTGTGGCACGTCCAGTAGCTAACTCAGTTAAACGCTCCGCTTCTTCACAACGTTCAATTTGCTGAACAATTTTGTCATAATAAAACTCACTTGGAATGCTATTACACGCTTCTAGCAATCTAGCGTAGTCTCCAGCTGGTACAGTAGCAATATTAAACCCTAAGTGATATGCAACACGACTAAAGTTATAATCATCAAGCTTGTAACCAAAAACTTGAGCCGGATTTCGGCTTAATTGATTAACTGTCGCATAAATTACTTCGCGCTTAGCGGCGTCGGTCATCGTCGCGTTAAACACGACACCTTGTTGCGCCAAGTAACTTTGGATTTGCTCTAGCTCATTCAGCGAGAGTTGCGACATAATCTACTTGTCTTTATGGTAAAGTCTAAACCCTTTTAACCGAGAAATGACTCAACCGCGTTTATGGATGAACCACCCGCTTCAAACTACTTATCGATCGATGATAAGCAGATGCTGCCACAGGGGTAATAAATCTTATTGTAAATATGGTGGCAGAGGAATCACTGTTTGTGAAAGATGGCTAAGAAACAGACGAAACGGAGGAAAAACTTCTGAGGGTTTTAAAAATTTTATAGAGGATATGGGACCTAAACCAAGCTTAAATTATTCTCTAGATCGAAAGAATAACGACGGAAACTACAGCCCGGAAAACTGTAGATGGGCAACAAAAACCGAACAACAGCTAAATAGAAACCCTTACGAAAACAAGAAATTACGGGGAGAGAGACATCACCAAAATAAACTGACAGAAATAGAAGTAATAGAGATTAAAAAAGCACTTAAAACTCCTCGAAGAGGTTTGATAACCGAATTAGCAAAAAAATATAAAATAGACAGAAGAAATATTTACGCTATAAACAAAGGTGAATCTTGGGCTTGGCTGTGTGTCTATTCTACGTATACCGAGCCCGTAGCAAACACTTCGTCCCAGTCAACACGCTTAATAGCTTTAAGTTGATCCAACTTTAAAAAGCGCTCACCGGGCAAAGACTGACGAAGTTCAATAATTTCTTTAGCAGTTTTTGCGCCCACACCGGGTAGGCACTGAGTCAAGCCTGCTTCGGTCAAACTATTTAAATTAATTCGGTCATCCACAGGGGCTTGAGGCTTAACAACGCTAACTACCGGCTTGTCCTCGGCAACAGTTCTCCTGTTACGACGATTTGACACGTGTTTAGCACTGGATTCAATTTCTTTATTTTCTTGAAAATCTTCAATCTGGTCTTTGTGAGCAAAAAATACTTTTCCAGTTGTGTTGGAGCGCACCATGTAGTACTCACCTTCGTCATGCGTAGAAAGGATTTCAACTTTTACGCCGCTAGGCCGGTAAATGATTGCGGACATGTTTAAAACAAACAGTATATAGGCAGTAGTTTAGAGCAGAAAGCCTTAAAATAACTGTCAAGCGCGTAAAAAAAGTAAAATGCCAAATTTACTTGGGCAAGCACTCCGTTTAGCAGGTCAAGTAACAAAACCAGTACTACGCGCAGTACCTTTTGCTGGAGATGCTCTTGTAGGCATTTCAGAATTAATTAATTCTAATGAACCAGATGTAGGTCAAAGAATTATAAATGCTGCAGTAATCGGAGGTGGTGGAGCAGCTGCAAGTTTGGCTGTAGCAGGCACAGACGCTATTCCTGCAGTTGCCGAAGGAATATATCAAGGTCGTCCCACAGGGCCTGAAAAACTACAACAACTGCAAAAATGCGCTCCCGCACTAAACGTTGAAAATTATTTAAGAAATCTTTCTTATTCCGCGGGAGAGTTTATAGGAAAAAGCAATCCTTCTGAGCGCGATATTACCAGACAACTTATTAGCGAAGCCGCAAAACAATGCGGAGCTTTTGTAACTCCTGGAGAACGTTCAGGAATGTACCCCAGTGCAGTAAGGGGAGGGCTCCTTAATTTTTAAGTTTATGTAGTTCCATTTCGTGAGTAGCAGCAGAAATAAAAGCTCGCCGACGTTCCCAAGTGTCTCCCCCTTCCGCACCTTTTAAAGGATTAATGCACTTGGGATCATTAATCGTGTTACAAACTAAACCGGCAAGATCTAGTTCGTTTCCTTTGTAACCTGTGCGCCACATGTGGACTCCGTTTAGCCACGTGGCTCCACAACGTTCGCACTGTTTTCTTTGTATTTTTAAATCCGACAATTCGCGTTCTTCCATAAAATTACGAGAAATGTTGAACTCTTACATAAATCTGACACAAAAAAGCTCACGTTGCTACATCAATCACTACTAAACGTATATTTCAACGCAAAAAAACCCCTTCCGAAGAGGGGGCTTGCACTTTCCGTCTGAAATTTATCAGGCGACCTCTAACGTAGTAGTATCTACACCTATGACAACCTCCCGAAAAAATGGATCCGCAGGAAAAGCACCCGTTGTTTCGAACTTGGAAAGATATGTGTGCTCGATGCACGAACCCAAATAACGTAGCGTATCAAAAATGGTATGGAGCAAAAGGGATAACGGTGTGTTTACGTTGGTCAAAAAGAAACAAAAAAGGAACAAACAGAGGGTGGGCGCCAGGGTTCATAGCATTTGTGGAAGATATGGGGTCGAAACTTTCTCCAAAACACCAGTTAGACCGGATAGATTCGACAGGAAACTACGAGCCAAATAATTGCCGGTGGGCCACAACATCAGAGCAGGCTTCAAATAAAAAACCGTATAAAAGATGTTCGGTACAAGGAGAAAAAAATAAAAACGTAATAATGACCGAAGAATTAGTAAAAAAATTAAGAGAAGATAGAAAACAGAATATAACTTACGATCAGTTAGCAGCTAAATATGGTATCTCAAGATCTACTTGTTGTCAAATAGTAAATAAGAAGACTTGGACACACATATAAAAAAACCCCTCCCGTAGGAGGGGAATTAGTGTCACAGAACAATCACTGCGGACTGGTCGAGGTGTAGATCGAAGACTCGGTAACACCGCCAGGCTGAAGAGCCAGGTCGTCGCGCTCGGGAGCGGCATCGGGAACAATCCAGCACACTTCGCAAATTGCGAGGGCTTTGTTGCTACCAGCCAATGAGTTAGCGGCAGCACGAGGATCGTAGATACCCGAAGCTTGAGTCAAACCTGAAGCTACAACACCACCGCGATTGGCAGTGGTGAACAGTTTCCAGGTAGTGGCAGCAGTCAGGACAGCCAGGCTGCTGGAGTTAATCTGGTTTGTAGACCTGTAGCTACCATTCGCAATTCGCGAATTGGCGCCAACAAGAGTCACACCAAATTGACCGGACACCACGGTGCCATCGGACCTCAGACCTGTATTCACAGCGGGAATCAGAGTCAGGTTAGGAGTAGCGCTGCCACCGGCAACACCACTGCTAACAACATCGCCACCGTCAACACGGAGGGATGTGCGGTACACAAAAGCGCCAGAAGGAACCTCAATACCATCGGTAATATCCGCCCGGACATCCTTTTGGAAGTCAGGAGAAGGAATAATAACGTTGGCGTTCAGGAAAGGCTGGTTAGCACCGTTCTGACCAGAACCGTAAGGTTGGGTGTAGTAAGACAGTTGGTTAGAAGTACCAAGAGCTTGGTAGCTAAGGTCTACATAACCAATTGCTTGCTGGGCAATAAAACCAGGCTGGAAAACAACACCAACAGGACCGCCAATGGGTTGGTTGGTGAGGTTTTGAGAAACGCCATTGGCGTTGTTGTACTGAATGGTCTTTTCTTCGTGCCAGTAACGAAGAACATTCGTGTAGTTACCAGGATAAATCTTGGAAACTTGAATCTGGTTAGGATTGACAGTCATTGTTAGTTACCTCCCTCAAGCGTCGAAAGAGTAGGCAACAGTAACGAAGTCAGCGTTCAGAAGTTCGAAACCTGCGTACAGGCTCCAAATCATCATGATGAAACGGCTGAAATCGTCGTTGTTGTTTAACAACACCTGAGCGTTGTTACCGCCGATACCCACACCAACAGACTGAGGACCAAAGAACATACCGATTGCAGCGTTATACGCAGCAGGGGTACTTGCAATGGTTGCTTGTTGGGTTTGGGTAGGCATGTTGGTGGATTCGAAGAAGCGAACGCCTTCGAAAACAAAGCCCGTGGGCATAATGGGTTCGCCGGCCACGAAGGTGGCTTGACCGAAGCCCTGACCCATGTACAGAGCAGCGTTAGGCTGCATTGCCGACATGAGGGGGTTGATCTGACCATTACCTGGGTAACGAGCAACTTCACGGAAGTCGCTGTTCTGACGCAGGTGCATCAGGAAGGTCGGATCACAAACGCAGCGATAGAAACCGTCCTGGTAGGTCGGAGTGTTGCGCTTACGCAGGGACTTGACCACACGGAGGAGGTCGTCCTTAATGTCGAACTTAGCTTGTTCGGCGTTGGTATAGCTGAGGCTACCGGTGGCGAGAGCGCCAGGGAAGTAGTAACCACCTTGGGTATCCGAAGATTGACCCTTAGAGACAGCTTTCAGGAGTTCGTTAATGAACACCCGATCGCGCCAACGACGATAGTCATCCAGCAGAGTCAGCGAACCGATCGACTGGTGGAAAGTGGTGAGGTTACCAGTGTCCAGCAGAAGACGCTGCGCGGTGATCAGAGTCTCGCGAGCAATCTTAAAGGTGCTGGGCTGGGTGGGATCGGACGGGTCCGCAGGACCGGTGTACTCACGAAGAGTAACCAGCACTTTATCCTTGACAATATTCCGGCTGTTAGCAGTACCGATGGTCTGCTCAGCAGTGCGTTCCCGAGATTCTTTGGAGCCGGGGTTACCGAAGAAACGATAACGATCCAACTGAACCGTCTGGCCGGGTTGTTTTGCCTGAAATGCTTCGATAAGCACCGTGAGGTTCTTTATCCTCACGTAACATCAACTTAAGGACGTTGATGAGTAGACTATATCATCACCCACAGCAAGAATTATCTTCTGTTTGGGTGTTCCGCGCTCGTGTCACCTTATCGGCTTCTACAACAAATTTGTTGCGGTCAGCCTCGCTCCACTTTGACTTACCTCGATTAGTTCGAGTGTCGTAGCGAAGGTCGAACTTGTAGCTCATGGCTTTACATCCGTATGGTTTTAAAGCCTCTACGAACAAACGAGCTTGAGTGCCGTTACCACGAAGATTCCATTTATTTGGACTCTTCGTTTTCATCGGCTCCCTCGGAGTTAATG